AGCAGAGGGGAAAGAGTTCAAGAGATGCTTTGAAGCAGAGCCTGAATCCTTTCGCAGAATACCTACAGGTAATTTTATTCTTAATAGGAACTGTAACTTCTGTGATTTTAGAAACACTTGTTATCCTACATTAAGAGAGTTGCCGGCACAGATGTCTCAAGCTAAAGAGCCTAAGATGGTTCAGTACGTAAGGCTTAGAGGAGAAGCTTAGTGGCTAAGACTAATGTAAGAAGACAAGCTATAAAGTATGGGTATAGGAGTGGTTTAGAGCATAAGCTTTCCATGCACCTTGATACATTAAACTACAAGTATGAGTATGAAAGTATCAAGATAGAATGGGAAGATTTATCTTATCGCACCTATACTCCAGACTTTATCTTATGCAACGGTATTATAGTAGAAACTAAAGGTAGATTTCTAGCAGCCGATAGACGTAAACATTTATTTATACAGAAGCAACACCCTACTCTAGATATTAGATTTGTATTTACTAATAGTAGTAGCAAATTAAATAAGGGTGCTAAATCAACATATGCTCAATGGTGTACAAAGTATAACTTTAAATACTATGATAGGATAATACCAGAGGATTGGTTAAAAGAAGAAGGTAAGAATGACCATGAAGATTTTATAAAGTTTTTAGGAAATAAAATTAGGAGAAAGTAATATGGATAAGTTTAAAGATACAGAGACTACTCTGTTACCAGAAGATTTTATACTCAAGGTAAATCCTCATTTAAATAGTGAAGGTAAATGGAATGGTGGTATTGAAATTACTATTGTTCCTAACCCGGATAACCCATTAGATGATGATGACTATTATCAAGTGGAACACATATGCAAGATGCTATGTTCTACACTAAACTTTCTAGAATCTGCTCCAGACTTTAGGGAGAAAATAAATGATTATGTTGTTAATGTTTTTGACAAGCAACCTAAAAAAGAGTATAAAGATGATACCAAAGCTAAGGAATATAAAGATAATATCATTAATGTTACTTTTGGTAATTCATCTAAGTGAGACATATGGAGTATATGAAAATGAAACAAAAAGAAGACATGGTAAATCATCCTAGTCATTACAATGAATCAGGTATTGAGTGCATTGATGCACTACAAGCTATGTTAGGAAGTGGTTTCAATGAATATTTACAAGGTAACATAGCCAAGTACTTATGGAGATACAAGTACAAGAATGGTGTAGAGGACTTGAAGAAAGCTCAATGGTATCTTAATAAACTAATAGAGGTTTGTGATGACAATAAGAGTTAAAATAACTTGTACCCTTGTAGTTGACCCTGAAGACTATTCAATTCCTGCAGATGGTGATGTAACAGAAGACTTTGAAGAATATGTAAGAGAGTTTATTTATGATATCAATGGAACAAAAATAACACAATTAAAAGTATCGATGGAGTAATAAATGATAAGTAACTATTTGCCAACCGACTATCAGAACTTTATAGCACTCTCTCGCTATGCAAGATGGAAGGAAGACGAACAACGTAGAGAGAATTGGGGAGAGACCATTGATAGATACTTTGACTATATGGAAGGGCATCTAAAAGACAATCATAGTTATAGTTTGACTAAAGCGTTGAAAGAGAAGTTGTCTACACAGATAATGAACTTAGGTGTTATGCCTAGCATGAGAGCCTTGATGACATCAGGACCTGCATTAGATAGATGTCACGTTGGTGGTTACAATTGTAGTTATATACCTGTTGATAGTCCAAGAGCCTTTGACGAATGTATGTATGTATTAATGTGTGGTACAGGTGTTGGCTTCTCTGTAGAGAGAGAGGTTGTAGATAAATTACCTATAGTCAATGAGCATTTTGAACATAGCACTACGGTCATACATGTCGGAGATAGCAGACCGGGATGGTCAAAAGGTTTACGTGAACTCATTGCTGTGTTGTATGCTGGACAAATTCCTACATGGGATATGTCAGAGGTTAGACCTGCAGGTGCTAGACTTAAAACCTTTGGTGGTAGAGCATCAGGACCTGCACCACTAGTTGAGTTGTTTCAGTTCTGCATTGAGAAGTTTAAAGGTGCTAAAGGTAGAAGACTATTTCCTATTGAGTGCCATGACATTATGTGTAAGATTGGTGAAGTAGTTGTAGTAGGTGGTGTCAGACGTTCTGCCCTCATCTCTTTGTCTAACTTAGGTGATGACCAAATGCGACATGCCAAGTCAGGTCAATGGTGGGAGAATGAAGGACAACGAGCCTTAGCAAATAACTCTGTAGCATTTAAGGGTAAGCCTGAGATGGGTACATTTATGAGAGAATGGACTGCACTATACGAGTCTAAGTCAGGTGAACGTGGTATCTTTAACAGGCAAGCTGCAAAAGTCAAGGCATTAGAAAATGGTAGACGAGATGCTGACCATTACTTTGGATGCAATCCTTGTAGTGAGATAATCTTGAGACCATATCAGTTCTGTAATCTTACTGAAGTAGTAGCTCGTGAATCAGATACGTATGAAACACTAAAAGAAAAGGTTAGAATGGCTACAATACTAGGCACATTCCAATCAACCCTCACAAACTTCAAGTATTTACGTAAGATATGGAAGGATAATACAGAAGAAGAGAGACTATTAGGAGTTTCCCTAACAGGTATTCTTGATTGTCCTGCATTAAATCACAATTACTATGAGTTAGAAGATGTGTTACGTGATTTAAAAGAGGTAGCTATTGAGACTAACAAGAAAGTTGCTAAAGAATTAGGCATACCTCAGTCTACTGCTATAACTTGTATCAAACCTAGTGGTACAGTTAGTCAATTAGTTGACAGTGCATCAGGTATTCATGCTAGACACTCTGACTATTACATCAGAACTGTTCGTGGTGATAACAAAGACCCATTGACACAGTTTATGACTGAGAGTGGCATACCTTCTGAGCCTGATGTGATGAAGCCTGATAGCACAACTGTATTTAGTTTCCCAATGAAAGCACCATCAGGTGCAATCACAAGGACAGCTATGTCAGCTATAGAGCAGTTAAACTTTTGGCTAGTCTATCAAAGGCATTGGTGTGAACACAAACCATCTGTAACTATTTCTGTTAAGGAAGATGAATGGATGGATGTTGGAGCATGGGTGTTCACTAACTTTGATGAGGTATCAGGTATATCATTCTTACCATTTAGTGAGCATACATATCAGCAAGCACCTTACCAAGACATAGACAAGAATAAGTATGAAAGCTTAATGAAGACTATGCCTAAGTCAATTGATTGGTCTAAGTTACAGGACTTTGAAAAGGAAGATACTACTAGTGGTGGAAGGGAGTTAGCTTGTACAGCAGATGCATGTGAAATAGTTGACATCACTTCTAATTAATGGTAGAATCACCTGAAATGTTATGGTGGCAGTGGTGGTTAATCTCTGCTATCACCATTAACACTTGTATCAATACTATAGTGTTCTTTAAAGGTAGAAAGTTACACATAAAAGAGATGCTACACATAAAGCCTAAGAGGGAGAAACTTAAATGAGAGACATGATAATAAACGCACTAAAGACTAAACTAGTAGGACAGATGAATGGTCACATAGCTAATATAGAAGTCATGCTTACTAATCCTGTAGGTGTGGGAGATCATCCTACTATAGTTGATACTATAGAGAAAGAACTAGGAGCATTAGAACATGCTAATGGAAAGTTAAACGTGTTAGTTAAATATTTAGAGAGGACAGTAAACAATGCAGAAGAGACAAAGAAATCCAAATCTAAGTAAATATGATGCACCCTTAAAGATACAATTCACTAAGGGCATTACAGATTGTAAAAGGGGTAAGATAAATAATCCTTATCACCCTAATACAATGCAAGCAAGAGAGTGGCTTAGGGGTTTTAACACCTCATATTTTCAGATACTAGAGAGGGTTAAAAGTGGCGAATTTAGAAGAAGAAGCGAGAGAGTACATGCAAAATAAAGTAAAGAATGAAGAGCTACTAATAGTAGAAGTGATGACTGCTGAGTTGTATCAATACCAAGCAACTCAAACAGCTATCTTCCCAAAAGAAAAAGCCTTAGAGTATTTAGCTCTAGGCTTGACAAGTGAAGCAGGTGAGGTAGCAGGTAAAGTTAAGAAACTTATACGTGATGGAGAAGATGTAGAAGGTTTTGAGATGAAGAAGATTGCTATAGCATCTGAGGTAGGCGATGTACTTTGGTACTGTGCTATGATGGCAAAGGAAGTGGGAGTTCCATTGAATACTATTATGAAAGAGAACTTAGAGAAACTGCATAGTAGGAAAGAACGTGGTAAACTTTCAGGGTCAGGCGATGATCGTTAGATTAATTGGGCAGGTAGTGTGAGCCATCTGCCCTTTTATTTAATTGGCTAGGTTAAGTATAGGACCATACAAGTATTGTTCTATGTCAGCTTTAGTAGGACTAGTTTTTTTCATCAAGCCTGTTCCAGCTTTAGCTTCAAAGTCAGACACAAATGCATTTATTAAAACATCTCTTATGTGATCTTTATTAGAGCCAACAAATTCTGTTTTAGGATTATCTCTTTTCCATTTGTTTAAACTAGTTTTTCTAGAATCAGAGTCTAATCTACGAAACTTCTTAGATAGCATTAAATATAAAGTCTTATCAACATCTTTATCAAGTCTTTTACCTAGAGATTTCTTATTACCTAAATTTCTTTTGTATACTTTCATTTGTTTTTTAGCTATGCTTCTTAACTCAGTTCTTATCTCTGTTTTAGTAAGACCCTCTTCTTCTAATTCTATTTCTTTATTCCTAAGATATTTAACTATTACCCCTAAATGTTCCTGAAATATTTCATTCTCTACAGCTTTAATACTAGGAACTCCTGACTTTGAACTAATCTTATAATCACTAAAACCTAGTCTTTCAATAAACTCACCATCTTCTGTATTAGCTGTTGTAACAGTAAATCCTAAGAACTTCATTGCTGGAAATCTTCTCTTATCAACACCTTCAGGTCTAAAGGGGAATACTTTATTAGGTAAGTTTTTTTCATCTTTAGGGTCTATAAAAAATCCCATTTGATTAGCTGGAGCCATAAACGCATCAAATAAAGTATTATCTAAATCAAGATCAGGGTCTTTACGATACTCTTTTATTTCGTTAGTTCTAATACCCATAGCAATTTCTAAATCTTTTGCTTGTTTAAATGGAACTAGCCAAGTAGCATATAAGTTACCAAAGAAAGAACCAACACCTTTAACAGCTCTTTCTGATGTTACTAAATCACTAGCACCTAATGTATTCATAAAAGTTTGAAGGACACTAGAGCCTATACCCTTTTGTGCATTAACACCTGCAAAAGTTTCTATGAACTCTTTTGCATCTGTCCAATCATTAACTGCAGCAATACCATCTAGTATTTTACCATTTGTTGTTGTAGCAGTTGAATCTTTAGCTCCCTGTTCAAATACAGAAGCACCTTTAGCTAAGTATAATCCGGGTCTTAATGGAGTAAATGGAGAGGTATCCACTACAGTGTCATCTGTAAACATTAACTTTTTATAGTCAGCAGGTTGATCCTCGTCAGTAACAATTTGATATAACCCATATATGGATGCCCAACCTACCATATTTCTACTAATAAGTTCTCTATCTTTTTCTGACAAAGGTCTGAATAAAGTATCTGACTCAATAGACTTTTGGTTTTTTCCTTTCTTGCCTACTTTCATAGTAGCAGATGTGTTCTTACCATACTTACCTAGATTTGTTACACGAGAACCAGAATCCATAGAAGATAGATCATCAACAGTCTCCCCTATTACCTTAACAACTAACTGAGTCATCTTTCTTGAAATAGGAGCAGAAGCACCTGCAGCATACTGACCTAACAACTCTAAGTTATTAAACATAAATCTAGGAAAAGGTGCTAGGATTGTACCAATCATAAAAGGTCCTATCCTAAGTCTAGTGATAAAACGATTAGCTTCTTGAAACAATCTAGTC